TGCTTGAGGGGTCCGGACCCCTTTGTTGCGGCCGCCTTGGCGACATCGAAGGCCCCAGCGAGGATCCGCTGTGCCTCCGCAACCCGTTCCCCCTGGTTTTCGATGTTGCGCAGGGTCGGGATATAGCGGTTGAGCATGGTGGTGTCACCCTGCTCAAGGGCTGCCGTATAGCGAATCGCAGACCGTTCATTGATGCCGAAGGCAGCGGCCAGGGCTACGGCGTTCTTGGCCGCCCGCGCCGAGGAATCCGCCCCCAGTCCCATGCTCCGGGCCACCTGGATATTGGCCAGGGTGCCCCCACCCCCGGGGGTGGTGCCCTGCTGCAGGCCGGCGGCATAGGCCTTGAACTTCGGGAGCTCGACATCCACCTGACCGCCGGCGGCGGCAATGGCCGCCGTCAGCCGGGTCTCGGCCTGGATCTGTTTGTCGGCAGCCACGGTCACCAGCGCCCCGACGGCCATGAGCGGGACCGTGACGCCCGCGGTCAGTCCCGTCCCGATCTTGAGGAAGTGGTCCCCCAGTTCGTCGAAGCGCTTAGAGGTATCCTGGGCGACGCCCTCCATCTTCTTGCCGGAGTCCTCGACCATGCGGACCGAGGAGGCAAGGCTCGACGCCATCTTTGAGTTGTCACCGATGAGCTCGATGGCTGCCCTATGCAGAACCGTGGTGCCCGCCATTAGTTCGCCTTCCTGAGCCGACCGCCGGCCCAGCCTCGCAGGATATCCGCCA